ACGCAAAAGGCGCTGGAGAACGCGGAGAAAGAAGCCGAGCGCCACGCATGGCGGATGGCGCGGGTCGAGGAAAATATCCAGCGCGAGTGGAACAACGGGGGGCGCAAGGGCGACCTGCGGCTCTCGCCGAAAGAAAAGGAAGATCAGCGCATTGCCATCGCCAACGCCGAGCAAATCAAGAGCGATATCGAGCGCATACACAAGGAAGCCGAGCATTGGCGGTCGATAGCGGGAGCATGATGGTGTGGCCCTCACAGCAGCACAAATCATCGATCTTGCGACGCAAATCGCCAAGTGTCCGGGCTTTACCGCGCAGGCGTTGAGCTTTCTCAACGCGGTCCTGCAAGAGCTTGCGCAGGACTACGACTTTCTGACCATCCGCAAAACTTTCAGCTTCAACTTCGACACTACCGTTGGTTCCAGCCCGTATGCACCGGGCTCCGGTCCTAATCCGATGCCGACGGACTTTCTGCGGCTGCACCGCAAGGGTGCGTTCTATCAAATTTTCCAAGTGCCCTATGCGTTGATCGGCGTGACGCAAGAGGAATTCGACAGCTTCGTGCAACAACCCGGCCTCGCGAGCTATCCCTATCTCGCTTACGTCGATGTGTCGTTGTCGCCGCCGGGGCTGTTCGTGTGGCCGCCCGCGTCGGGCAATTATCCCGTCACCATCCGCTACAACCCGCAAATGCCGGATATCACGAACACGACACAAGTGCCGTGGTTTCCAAACACGAATTACCTCTACACGCGCGTCGCTGGCGAGTTGATGAAGATCACCAACGACGACCGTTGGCAGTCGGTCTTGGGCGATACCGATCCCGATCGCGACCAGCCCGGTAGCGCGTGCTCGATCCTGCGCTCGTATTTGAAAATGAAAGACGATCCTGAGACGGCGCCCAAGTCGGTGACGCTCGATCGTCGGCACTTCAAACCCAACATCGCCAACCTGCGCAACACCAAAACGATCGGGTGGTGACATGAAGTGGAGGGAATGGCTGATCGCGTTCGCGCTCGGGCTAATGTTGAGCCCGGCGCCTGCGTTTGGGCAGTCCACCTCGCCGCAGAACAAGACGCAGCTACAGAACAACGTCACCACGTTCTACCCCGACAACACGTCCGGGCTGATTACGCCGCTGATCCTGCGCAACATGACGACGGGGCAAATCAACTCGTGGCAGCAAGCGCCTGCGGTGAATGCGCGGCCGGGAGGCGAGGGCGCCTACACCATCAGCGTCAACGACTTCGGGCAATTGGTCACGATCAACAACGCGCTCGGCGTGGCGATTGCACTGCCGCAGGCGATCGGCACGTTTGCCAATTTCAATGTGACGATTTGCAATAACGCTGCCGGATCGGTGGTGATCACGCCTGCGGTTTCGACCATCGGCGGTGCGTCGAGCCTGACGCTGGCGCAAAATCAATGCCGCTACATCGTTTCGGACGGCACAAACTATCAAACCACCGGCGTTGGTATTCAGCCGGTGACGTGTGCGGCCTCGAATTGGATCAACGCCATTACCGGCGCTGGCGTGCCGACATGCTCGCAACCGGCATTCACGGATATTTCCGGCACGTTGCAGCCCAACAAGGGCGGTAGCGGCACGACCACTGTGCCGTCGTCGGGCCAGTTGCTTGTCGGCAATGCGGGTGGCACCGCTTACGCGCCGCAGACAATGAGCGGCGACGCCACGATTGCATCGACAGGCGCCATAACCACCGTCAAGATCAATGGCATTTCATATCCGGCTGGTCCGCAAACTGTCGGTACGTCGCCGGTAGTGCAAGCGGGGGGCACGTCGGTTCTTTATCAGGCCGGTGGCGGTGGCGGCGGCATAACACAAGTGGTCTATCAGACGTTTTGCCCGTCCGGTTGCACCACGACGATTGCCGGGGGAGCAACCGGCACCTACACAAAAACCGCCGGGACTGTTTTTGCCATTGCAGACTGTGTTGCGGGTGGAGGGGGCGGCGGCGGCGCGGCAGCGGCGGGAGGCGGGTTTTTCGATAGTGGCGCAGGAGGTGGTGCAGGATCGTGGGCACGCGCTCGCTTAACAAGCGCACAAATTGGAACGTCATTGACCGTTGCAATCGGGACTGCCGGAACGGCGGGAGCGGCGGGGAGCAATAACGGTGGGGCTGGTGGAGATAGTTGTTTCACCACATCAACCTGTACGTCCGGTCAACTCGTAGCTGGTAAAGGTGGTTCTGGCGGCAGCGGCGCCGTCAACGGCGGAACGTCAACCGGAGGCATAGGAGGAGTATCAGGGACGGGGGACATTAAAGGCGTGGGGATGAGCGGGGCCGATGGGGATGGCGGCTCGGCATCCACGGCAACTAATGGGCACTCTGGATATGGAGGCACCGCGACGGGCAGCTTAGGTGGTGGCGGCGGCACCACAAAAATTACCAGCAGTGGCGTCACGAGCGTAACGGGAGGCGCCGCCGTGTCATTTGGCGGTGGCGGGAGCGGTGGCGGTAGTTATAGCGGTGGCGCTGCGGCGGCGGGGGGAGCGGGATTTGCCGGGGCATGCGCCATCACAGAGTATGTTCAATGAGCCTGCGCCGGTCACAGCCGTTGACGTTTCATCCGCGCGGGCTCTCCGACGCGCTCGACGGCTCGACCGTATTCTCCGGCGCAATGGCAAACCTGCAAAATCTTATTCCCGATCCTTCGACAAAAAATCTCTGGCAGTGCCGCCCGGCGTCGCTGCAACTCACAAATTTCGCCACCGGCGGCGGCGCATTTAGTCCCGGCTTTAGCTCGGGCTTTCTCGTCTCGTCGTTTCCCACGCCGCTCGGCGTGGTCTCGTGCGCAATCATCGTCGGCGACGTGATGTATGGCTTGGTTGACGCCGGTGGTGTCGGCAAGGACTATCCTTTCGCTTACAACATTCGCACCAACGGCTTTATCACCATCACCGGGATCACGTCGGCCAATCGGCCGACCACACAACCATCGATCGGCGCGTGGACGCCACCGATTATGGACGTGGTGGGAACGCAAATCTTGGTGACGCATCCCGGCTTCAACGGCACCGGCGGCGCATGGTTCGGATGGTTCGATATTTCCAATCCGGCTGCGCCGACGTGGAACGCAGGCGACCTCACCGGCGCGATCACGTTCAACAGCTTGGCGACGCCGCCAACGTCGGTGGCAAACTTCAATCAGCGTGCCTATTGGATGGTCAACCCGGTCAGCGGGACCACGCCACCGGCGACGATCTTCTCCGACGTGCTGGTGCCGCGCAATGTCACCAACGCAAACCAAATCATCACCTATGATGATGCCACGCCACTGACGGCGCTTGGCAAGTTGCCGCTCTCCAACCAACTCGGCGGCATCATTCAAGCACTGATCGTGTTCAAGGGCGTCGCCAATATGTATCAGGTGACGGGCGACGCCGCGTTGAGCAACCTTGCGCGCAATGCGCTCAACGTCGCAACCGGCACACTGGCGCCGCTTTCAATCGCGCCGACGCCGAAAGGGCTTGCTTTCATCGCGCCCGACGGGCTGCGCATCATCGATTTCAATGCGCAGGTTTCCGATCCGATCGGCAACGACGGCATGGGCAAGACGTTGCCCTTCCTCTATACGATCACGCCCTCGCGCACGTCGGCCGCCGCCAACGGTACGGTGTATCGGGTGTCGGTCGATGATGGCTCACGCATCGGCTCGGCGCAGGTTGAGTATTGGTTTGATTTTGCTCGCGGCGGCATTTGGTCGGGACCGCACTCGTTCCCGTTCCGCGTGATCAAACCCTATCGCAACACATTTGTCGGAGCACCGTGGGCGATCGGCGGCTCGCTCTGGCAATCCGACTATCTGCAAACCTCGCTCTCGACGTTCACCGAAAACCAAGTGCCGCTCACGTTCAATTGGGCGACGGCGATGCTGCCCGACACCGATCAAATGTGCGAAAACGCGATGATCGAAACCACCGTCTATCTCGCGATGGCGGCGGGCGGCAACTATCTCGTGCAAGCTCTCAATCAGGACCAGTCGGTGCTCACGTTCGCCAATGTGAGCAATCCGGTGGCGCCGGTGATTTGGGGACAATTTACTTGGGGGCAGGCGTTGTGGGGCGGCGCGTCGGCGAGCCTGTTCCCGCGTCGGGTGGCGTGGCCGATCCCGGTGGTGTTCCGCCGCCTGCAAATCTCGGTCAACGGTGCGTCGGCGCAGCAAGTGCGCGTTGGTACGCTACACATGAAGTACGAGCAACTTGGGTATCTACAACAAGGGCTCGCGGCATGAAAAAAACCATTCTCGCACTCGCGCTGTTGTTGCCGCTGTCAAGCTCGACGCTTGGCAACGTGCCTTGCACCTTGCCATTCAATCTCCAGAACGGCACGCCTGCCGACGCCACGCAGGTCATGGCCAACTATCAGGCGTTGGTCAACTGCTTGGCGCAGGCAGCGGTGCAGGGCGTCAACAACGATATCACCGCGCTCACCGCGCTCACGACGCCGATCCCACCGGCAGGCGGCGGCACGCCACTGTTCATCGGCGGCACGTCGGCGGGTACTGCCAACGCGCAGACGGTGACGCCGACGCCCGCGTTCACGCCGACGCTCGGCTATCAGGTCTCGTTCACGGCAGGTTTTACCAACACTGGTGCGATGACCTTGACCGTCGGCTCGGCGCCAGCGTTTGCAGTATTCCGACGCACACAGCTTGGCATTTCGCCGACCGTTGGCGGCGAGTTGATCGCCGGACAACGCGTGGCGGTCGCCTACGACGGCACGCAGTATCAAATTATTTCTAACGACCCGGTACGGGTCGGGCAGATGACCGATTTTGCTAGTGGCACTCCCCCGGCGGGGTGGGTTGCTGCCGATGGCACTTGTCAACTGCGCACCGGCATTTTTGCCGATTTGTTTTCCGTCATTGGCACAAGCTATGCCGGAAGCAGTCCGTTTTCTTGCGACGTAAATCATTTCAATTTGCCGGATACGCGCGGGCGCGTGCTGACGGGCTTCGATGCTGGCACAGGGCGCTTGGCCGGTTGCACGTCTATTGGTGCAGCTTGCGGCGCGCAGAACGTTACCTTGGGTGTTAGTAACATTCCCCAAATGACCGGCAGCACGACGACCGGCACGGCATCGACTTCTTTCACTGCCACCGGAGCCAATAGTGCCATCAGATTTTTTAGTGCGGCTGTTGCTGCCGGTGGCGACACGTCTTGCGCACCGGGTGCCGGTGCCTGCGGGGGTGCGGGTTTTACGGGACTTGTCAACACGCCAGTTTTCACTGGCGATCTTCAAACGATCAGTATGAGCAATGTGAGCGTAAGTGTTAATGTCGGGACAGCATCACCGTCTGCTTTTTCGGTCGTCCAACCCACGCTTGGCGTGGTCAAGATCATCAAATACTGAGGAGGTGTAATCATGAAAGACCGTTCGCCTTCGGGCCACATCGAGCATCACGAGACGACGCTGCACCAAAAGGGGATGCACAATAAATCGCCGTCGGCGGTCGAGCCGCATCCGCAGGGTGGCTCGGTCGATCACGACAAAATGTCGAGCGCGGGCGGCACGCGTACCGAAGTGCCGGGCGTGCCGACAATTGGGCCAAGGACCGCGTGATGCAAAATCTCGGGTTGATCTTGCTGTGCTTTGCCTTCGTCTTTGCGGTGATCGCAGCGTGCATCATGGAGGGCTCGGGCCGTTGGAACTTCGGTTGGGCCGCCATCGCGTTTTGGATCGCAAGTGAACTCATTGGAGGGCTCGGCAGGGTCTTTCATTAGGAGGGCGTGATGGCCCTATTCGGTGGTTTCTTTGATCCACCGGCGTCGAAAATTCCGCCGCCGCAGTTTGCGTCACCGTATGCCTACGGCGCGACGTTACCGCAGCAATTCGGCTACACGGCACCGACGGCGCCGACGAGTTTCGCGCCGACGGGCATGCCGGGTGCGGAGGCGAGTTGGCTCGGCGGGATCAGTGGGCTTGGTGGTTTCAATACGTGGGACATTCCAGGCGCGACCGATATCACGCGCGGGCTCGTGAGCGCGCCGGGCGCTGGCGATTATATGGCCGGTGCTGACGTAGCGAGCGGGCTCGGGCGCGCAGGTGCGCTCGGCGCCTTCGGTGCTGGCGGCGGATTGATGGGGCTCGGCGGAGATATCGCGCGCACTGCGTTCGATCCGCGACAAGACCTCTATAATCGCTTGCTGCAACAGACCACCGATGCGTCGCGCGCTGGAGCGGCAGCACGCGGACTTGCGATGACGCCCTACAGTGCCGGGCTCGAAAGCCAAGACATTCGCAACCTCAACATCGATTGGCAAAACCAACAGCTACAGCGCCAGATTGCCGGTGGCCAAGCGGCGGGCGGTCTCACGACGGCAGGTGCCGGACTGCAAGCCGGAGCGCCGGGGCAATACCTGATGGCGTCGGGCTTGCCGTATTCGACCTATCAGCAAATCGGCCGGAACCAAATGGGCGCGCTCACCGGGCTCGGGCAGTTCGGTCAAGCGGCGGCGCAACTCCCGCAACAGCAAATTCAAGATTGGAATAGCTACTTGCAATGGGCGGGTCAGATGCAGCAAGCCGCGAACGCGGCGCGGCTTGCACAATACTACGGCCAGCTTGGCGGTCAGCAACAAGCCTTCGGGCAGGCGCAGACAGCGGGTTTCACCGACCCGATGGCGATGACAAGTTTGCAGAACCAGCAACAGATGCAGCAATTTCAAGCTGCACTCGCGGCCGACAAGC